CGTAAGGTACAACTATATCTTCTGCAGGAATATACATAGATACTTGACGTTCTAAGTTAGGGTCATAGTAAACTTTTTTAAACGCATTACCTGCAAGACCTAAACCCCATAACATTCTTTCGTGTTCGGGTCTATACTCAGTCATCTTTTCAGTTAACTGATAATTCATGTTCTCTTGTACACGAGCCGCTGCATCTTTACATTCGTCAGTTTCTTTACCAATGATTTGTGTCTTTACTGGACCTGAAGCTGGGAATGTTTCTGTCATAGTTTCTGCTTGGAACTTGACAAGAGTTTCTGTTAGTAGTGGGTGATAGACATTACATGCTCCTTCCCACGGTTCACTTCTGTCTTCTAGTTTTAAACCTAAAAGGTCTAAGCCATCAACATAAGTATCTAACCAATCTTTTCTTGAGTTTACATCACCTGTGTAATCCTCTATTAAATCGTCTGCTAATTCCCCAAGTAAATCATCTTCCATTTCTTCCGCAAGGTTAAGATTAAATTCATCATCTTCCATACGGTCGGGGTCAATATTAATTTCCATACCATCAACACTAATGTTAACTTCATCAGGGTCTACAATTTCAATTTCTAAGTCAGGCTCGTTCTGAGCCAATTCTTCCATACTTTTAGGAGCTTCGTATAAACCCTTATCAACATCTGCCATAATTTTTTCCTATAGTATACAAATGATTACTAGCACTACTACTGCTACATTTATTATTAAATTGTATTTAGTGTGAATTTTTCTTAACCACTTAAGTTTCTCTCTTATAAATTGGTATAACATAATTATCTCCGTTGTTAAATAACATACAGACGTTTCTGATTGTACCTTCTTAAACTACGAATGTCATCTTCTTCGTCACTAGGCAACCTAATAAATCCGCCCTGCCTAAATCTCATTAAGGCAAGCGTTGTCGCATCCACTAGGTCATCATTCGCACCTGATGGAAAGTCATTACATTCTTCAATCACTTCATGTGCCCATCTTCTATCTGGTGCCCATACTATGCCTGAATTAAATAAATCAGATACAGCATTTACTCTACTAATTTTATCCTGTCCTTTGCCTGGTGTAAACTCTCCTACTGGTATGCCCATACGCCTAAACTCTTGGTAAAGTGCAGCTCCATTTGACTTCTTCTCCACCACAAACGCATCTGGCTCCCATGCTTTATACTCTTCAAGACATAACTCTTTAAGTTCTGGAAACTCTAGTCTTCTTTTAATTGCATCTAATAAAATTATATTATAGTTGTTAGTTTCTTCATTCATAAAGACACCCCATGTGGTCAAGGCGTTGTAGTCAGCACGGTTGTTGGCTTCTTGAGCAGCATCAAGCGTCATTATAATAAATTCACAGCCAGGAGGATTCTCTCCTTCCCACATATTCCACCATTCTCTCTTAATAAGTGCTCCTTCTTCTGATGTGGGGTTTTGTAAATACTGTGCGTTCCAATACCTTATGTCTAATGCCGCACGTCTAGACTGTAACTCTTTTAATGGCCAGAACTCAGGCCACAATGGTCTCTCCTCGCCATCTTCTTCTAATATAGCTGGAAACTCTACCACTTCCCAGTTGTCTACTTCATCATTTTTAATCATCTGGTCTACAATCTGTCCTGTTAAGTCTAATTTAGACCAACGAGTCATCACCACAATGATAGCACCACCTGGCATTAGACGTTGTAAGGGTCCTGATTGAAACCATTCCCATGCTGGTAGAAAAACATCTGGTTTTCCTAACTTAGCGTCTTGCTCCGAGTGAGGGTCGTCAATAATAAATAGGTCGGCACCACGACCAGCCAAGGCACCACCAACACCAATAGCAAAATACTCGCCATTAAAGTTTGTACCCCAACGGGACGCTGACTTAGAGTCTGCTTGGAGCGAGACATCTGGGAATATATCTTTGTACGAGTCCGAACCAACCAAATTTCTAACTCTACGACCAAAGTTAACCGCCAAATCTGCAGTGTGCGAAGCCATGATAACCTTTTTGGCTGGGTGTTTTCCCAAAAACCACGCAGGAGCGAGATAAGATATGAGCTCACTCTTCCCATGACGTGGTGCGATGTTAACAATGACCCGTTTACGCTTTCCTTCTGCGATTTCCTCAAATAATTTAGCAAGTTTTGCATGATGTGCTCCTACTTTGTAGTCTGGATAGACGTGTTTAATAAATTCTAAGAAAGTTTTACCGCCAGCTTGCTTGACAAGCTCTTTTTTGTAGTCTAGTAGTAATTTTAAATTCCGTTGTCGCTCTGATTCACTCATTTGAGGGAGTGATTGTTCTAATAACTCTAAATCTTTAGGACTAATCATCGTCAACCTCAATGTCTTCCACTTCAACCACTTCTTTAGTGTGAATAACTTTGCCTTTTAGTTCATTAATAGTAGCTAATAGTTCTTTTTCTAGCTCATCACCTGACTTAGTGATGTGAGTTACCTCAGTTTTTCTTTTAAATGCGTCAACTCCGTCTATTTCACCCACAGCTTTGTACGCAGCTATGCGTTCTCTTGATGATTTTGCTAGAGTTGCTTCTTGGAGTAGACCATTTAGTACAGTAAGCTTTATATCCGCCAGGTCTTTAGCTACCATATGGCTAGTTTGTGCCACCATACCAGCAAGATAGGCTATAGTTTCATTAGGATATGTACCAAAATCTGGTTTTAACTCTGGTTTTTCCATCATTTGTTTAGCGACTTCTTCAGCTTCTTGCATATTATCTTGAGATGGTTCTATCGTTTCACCTGCTAAGTCAGATATAAGCTTTACAGTATTAGACCTCATACTAAGTTCTTCTTCGGGAGACATGTCGGGTAAGGCCTCACGGGCATTCTTAGGCAATTCAATATTGTCTTCAATATGAGGTATAATAACTGGATGTTCAGAATTATCTTGCATGTGTCGCTGTTTACACCTATGTACATTAATTGCAGCTTACTTTACTTAATCTGAGTATAATATATAATATAAGTGTTGACAACAAAATACTATGAGGATTTATTATGAGAATGGAACTAAACAAAGAAGGAGTTTTATATCTAGACTTATTTGATGTAGAAACCCAAGAAGAACAAGACCAATTTATATACTACTATTTGGGATTGTCCAGACCTGTCAAAAAGAAATTTGAGAACGCATACTATAGCTTATACAACAAAAAACTTTTAGCTGAACCAGAAGCACAAATTATCTACACAAACTTAAATGGTTTAACGCAAATTGAAGTACACCCTAACGACATACTAAAAAACTTAAGAATGATAAAGCAGCTAATGTTAGAAGGCGAACTTTCTATAGACAAGCCTGAGTCTAAACCTCATTTGGTTGTCGTAGAAGATGAAAACGAATAAAAAACCAAACTATCCTTTATTTATCGTAGTCTGGAAAGACCACACAGGAAACGCTTCGTGGCAAAGTGTGGAAGAGATAACCAAAGAAAAACATATACTAGCTTACAGTATTGGCTATCTACTGCATCAAGATAAAGAGTGTGTAAAATTATGCAACACTTACACTTCTGATGGCGGTTGGGGTGGGCTGGACTTAATACTAAAGTCTTGTATAGTAGAGATGTACGAATTGGAGATTATAGATTAACCCCTATGTAATGACTCCTAATCAACTCAACGCCTCGAGTTATTGTCATTACTTTCTTTTCCCCTAACCTAGTGTTGGGGGTTTTTTTGTCTATAGTTTATGTGGCATCACTCCACGATAGTATAACCTTCTATACTGTCCGTTAATCCTACGGTGTGGGTGGGCTGCCATTATCTTTGCAATCAAATACATGTTGCCTCCTGTGTTGATATCTAGGTAAGCTTTTTTCCCATGCTTTATGGCTTCAATCAGTATACCTTGGTTTTCGAAAATTTTGCAGAAAATTTTTTTGCATCTGCCTTTTTAATTCATAGGGGGCTACTTTACATATAACGAGGGTAGGTCTTTGGCTTTACATATTTTGCCAATTATTTATGTACATTTCAGTGTAGTAGGGACTGTGTGCGGACAAAAAAATTTTGCTGGGTTGGGGCTGGGTGGGTTCAAAATAACCAGTTTTTTAGGGTATCGTCGTCAATCCACGACGGGAATTTCTTAATAAAATCAATAACTTACAACTAAATGTATTTAAAACTTTACATATATAGCTATATTTGGTATATTATAAGCATGACTAGCAACATTATACAGTCATACACCGTACATGCTTATATATGATGTACATAACTAAAATTCGTCGTAAGGTTACGACGACAACATAAAGGTAAAATACTATGAGTACAGTAAGAAAAGCAATATCCGATATATTATCGGCGGAAAATAAACAGCAAGAGATTGCTATAAGTGTTACAAGTGCGGTTAGAAAGCTAAATACTTTAATGCCAAAATGGTATGAAAAGACTTTGCATAAGCACTCTAAGGGTAATAAAGAAAGTGTATCATTTTATAATGATGTTACTAAATTGTTAGCGGTTGAATGGGCTAATAAAGACGAGCATATGCCAAAATTTGGTAAACAGAAAATCGGTGATACTATGGTTGACTTAACTATTACCAAGGTATTATGGGACGACAAAAAATGGAAAGAACAACCGAACGGGGCGGAAATATATTCGGCTATAATGTCGGACGAGGTTGGTTTTTCTGGTGTTCGCCGTGAGTTATTCAAGTTTATCGGCGGTCGTTTTAAAACTTGGACTAAATTAGCGGTTGACCCTGTATCTCCGTCGTCAAGCGACGACGAGGCAAAATCCTTTGAAGTTCAAACCGAGGCTAACTTTATGGCACAACGAAAAAGAATTGAGAATGCTATAAATAAAGGCACTGTTGGGAAGGATTATGGACTTGAAATGTTGGTTGACATTGATAAAGTTATAGCGACAAATAAAAAGTTCATTAAGTAATTAGGGCTTGACAAGGAAGTCTTTTAGGGGTGGCTAGAGAAATCTAGCCACTCTTTTTTTTGGCTCAAATTTTATCACCAGTTCCGAATGTTCTAAGATAGTGAGAGCTTAGAGAGTGAGTTATATGTAAACTTAAGTTTATGTCAAGTTGTTTTTAGAATTAATAACCAGTTTTTTTATGTAACCAGTTTTCAAATCGGCTG